CCCATTAGAATATCCTCGCATATCTGTATTGGTCTGTTCCATCAAAACCAAACTTTCTCATTAAACCTTCGTTCTCTAAACCTAACCACTCTGCAAATCTTTGACCTTCTTTAAACTCTTTTCTAATTGCAGTTTGAACTCTTACAATATTATTTTCTTTAGCAACTCTTGCAAAATCTTTTTTAATTGCTTTTGCTACACCTAATGGATACTTCCACATCTCACTTGATGCTATGACCCAACCTTCTGCTACTTGACCCCAAATCATTTTCATACCTGCAGCAAAGATAGGTTTATTATTTACTAAACCAGTAAATGCTAAATGATCTTGTTCTAAGTTTTTAGCATTACCTTCTACATTGATATAATTTCTATCTGCCTCTAATACCTTATGGTTCATTTGTTGAGATAAAATAAATTGTCCATGTTGTGCAGTATATGGCACTATATGTAGTATGTTATCCATCATTTGTTACTAACCTTGGGTATACCGATAAAATAGTTAAAGGTAAAGGTTGAGTTTGCCTTACCACTATAAAACCATCTGTATCGTAGTTTCCTCTAAATTCAACTTCTTTATCACCTGTGAATGGTGCAATACCTTCATTCATTGGATTCGCAGATGATCTGAAAGGTATTCTTTCCATGTGGTCTAAGTCTGGTCCTACCTCAACACCTACAGTTTCAAACAATCTAATAGTTATTTCGTATATTCTTTTTGTTTTACCTTGTGATGTTCCATTCTGTGAACCAGCATCTATTCTCATTGTTTGAAGTAATGAAGTGTAAGATAAACCTATTTTAACTTTCTTAGATGCTCTATCTAAACTTATTGCACCCGAACTAACAGTTTTTGTTGGATGCGTTGCGCCATCGGCTAATATAGAAACTGTTTGTCCTTCAAGGTGTGAAAGACCTGATAATGTTTCAACTACTTGATCTACTGTTGCGCCTGATGTGTGAGCTGCTGCAGTAGTTAAGTTTTGACCTCTTGTACATCCTGTAAGATCATTTGATGATTTACCTGTGTAAGCTATAATCTCTTTACCTATTTTTATTTTACCTGAACTGTTGAAAGAACTTGCGTCTGTCAATGTGATTGTGGATGCTGAATCTGTTATATCTCCATTAAGTGTTGTTGAAACACCATCATAGTTTAACTGACTATCTAAATAATTAAATGTAGTATTGTCTGTTTCGGTAAAACTAAAGCTATTTAAAACTTCTACATATCTTTTTGTTGCACCATTTATTGTTCTTTTGATAATTACATAAACTTCATACTCATCTAAGTCTGTAGGAATAACCGCAACACTTTCACAAACTGCATTGCCACTTCCAAATGATCCACCAAATATATGCCTATGCCAAGCAACTACTTGTTGATCTCTTTGATATGTAACTGCAACCAACTCACCATCTTCTCTTACAGCATAAATAATAGATAAAGGTTCTTCTTGATATGCCATTTGTGTAATACCACCTTTAGTAATATGCTCGGCAAGGATTGTAATGTCTGGTGCTACATAACCATCTACATCAAAATTATATGCAAGCTCTCTTATTTTTCTTTTAGCTCTTTGTAAAAATAATGTTGCGTTAGCTACTGGTACAGCATCTACATTTGCTCCACCATAGTTTGATTGTTTCTTAATAATAATATTTGTTGGTGTGATTGCATCATTATCTCCACCTCCATAAACTGCAAACTCACCTCCTGCAGTTCCAATAATTAAAGTTCTAGTTGGTGAAAGAAATCTTATGGCATTAACTTGGTTTGATGCAATCGTATAAACAATAGCATCATTATCTGCAACAGTACCACCAATGTTTGCATCCATGTTTTCATAATCACCAGATTTTGAAAAATAAATTGTTTGTGGATTGTTAAGTGTTGCTGCAAATACCAATCTTTGTTCAAAGAAGGTTACGCAAGACGCATGACCTGTGGTATCTGAAAATGCACCTAAAGACCAATCAACAGATGAACTAGCTGATCCTGTATCTTTTAATATTTCCCAATCAACTACTGTAGCAGAAGTAAAACCAGTTATTTCTCCATAACCATCTCTGAACCTAACTAATCTTCCAACATCTGTAGATACCCATAAGTTTGAACTAGCAGTTAAAGTTCTTCCTGTACCTACTGTATGTGCAGAAGCTGTAAGTGTTGTTGTTGATGTGTTTATATCTAGGTATGGACCATTAATAAAAAGAACATCATCTAACGACCAAGATGTATGACCTGTTCTTGATAGCTTTTTAGTTTTATGAGATGGATGTGTAATGTACATAACATCTGCAGATTGTGCGAACTTAATATCAAAAAGTTCTGCAGTTAGATATGGTGTAGATATTTCAAAAGCTGAACCACCTGATAACACTTGACCTTTATCTTTGTATACTCTCATATACTGATTACCAAACTCAAGAATGTAAGTTTGTGTTGTTGAAAATTCAAAAGGAATTAATCTTGTTTTAGCTGAACTTGTTTTTACTTCTGCTATAAACTGAGTACCCGGTCTACGAGCTGCCGCACCATGTGGATAGATAACTATATTCTCAAGTGTCTTGCAGCCTGCTGGATATTTAGATAAATCATTTCTTCCATCTAATCTAGGTGATAGCTCACCTGCTGTAAAATTTGTAAGTTGTGCAGCTACTCTAGCCATGTATTAGAACCTTGCGTTTATAAATGTACCAGCGTCTATAACATCTGCCATTCCATCTTCTTGAGTAGTATTATATCCTTCAGTTGAATCTACAAATCTAGCATCTTTTAATTTTTCTTGATACAAAGCAATCATATTTTGCTGTGTAGTATTGTTAGATGTAATAGCGTATGCTATATCTGCAGACAATGCTGCTGATAATGTTTCTCTTAACAGTTCGTCATATTGATTTGGGTCTGTAATTCTTGAGATATATAATATCTTCATAGAAGAATTATTTGATAATATGGATCTACCTTCTACTTTATGGTTTGAATCATAATCTAATATTCTAAGTAGTCTTAAACAATCACCCGGCAAATCATATTTAAAACTAAATCCCCATGCAGGAGTATCTGTTGATGATGATAGTTCTAATCTTTTTTGTAAACAATTCCAAGGGTGTGATCTAAATACACTATCTCTTATTTGAGTATATCTAGCATTACATAGTCTACCATTTTTTGAATCTTCTGTTAAGGAAACAATAGTTGTAGCACCTAACTGATTTAATGCTCCATTACAAATATCTACTACTGATGCCATACTACTTCCTTATAATATACTTTCTTCTAATCTGTCTATCTTTTTCTAATGCCAAAATCTCATGCTCGGTTTTTTCAAGTTTTGCATCAAAACCATAATGCACTTTCCCTGTATTTTTAAACCTGTCTACCAAAACATATCGATAAACATAATTACCCTTTCTTAAATGTAATATTGTTTTTAAATCTTTAATCTGCTTCATAACATTCTAGGGGGTTTCCACTCTCGCTTTCACCCCCTAAAATTCTAGTTATTAGTCAATTACATATAACATTTGCAACTGAATAGTACCAGTACCATTAGCACCTGCTAATGTAACTGTAACTGGAACACCATCTTTGTCAGCATCTGTTATTGCATTTTTGTCTAATGCAATCGTGTCTAACACTGCAACACTTTGTGCAGAAGTTGAAGCTGCCGCAGCTTTGTATTGATCTACATCTGCTGCTTCACTTGTACCATCTGCTTTAGTGTGTGCTGCGTAACCTACAGAAATAGTAGTCGATGATCCTAACGCATCATAAGCTACTGAGCCTGATAAAAGTCTCGCACCATTTGGTATGCTAAACATGTGAATTGTTGATTGTTCTGCACTCGCTTCGTATTCAGCAAAAGCTATTCTTACTCTTCCAGTAAGTTCATTTGCTTTCACTTTTTGTGAAGGTGTAGAATCAATCTTAGCTTGTTGTATTGAATCAGCCATAATTATATTCTCCTTCTATTACGCTTCGTGTGCTTGTATTTCAACTATCTTTTCTTCTTCCATTCTTGTAGCGCCAATGCTCATGCAGTAGTACACTTGAGTTGCATAAGATTTGTCAGCTCTTTCGTCAATACGAGCTTGAACATCCTTACCAACTGCTAATGTAATACCATCTTGTGCAAATGCGATACATGATCTTTTAGAAGATGCAATAGATAGTCTGTTTGATACTATAAAGTTAAAACCTAAGAACGAGTTGATTTCACCATTTGCCAATGCTTTGACAGTGTTAAAATCTGAGCTTGTTACTTCAGTTGTACCTAATAGATCAGTGATTTGTCTTGGGGATACCACGATAAATCTAGCGATTGATGGATCTACGCTTGCTAAGTCGAACTTTTCTTTTGCAGTTCTTAACTTCGCAATAGTTAAACCATCAGTACCTGCTTCAGTAATTTTCTGAGCTGCAGGTAATACAGTTGAAGTTGATCCTGTTTCGCCAGTAAATGCAGTTCCTGTAGCGGCACTGATTACCACATCATCCATAGCTCTACCCATTGCCATAGCAGCAGCTTGAGCATAAGATGAAGTCGGGTCTATTAAGAGTCTCACTTTATCTTGTTGATCTATTAAATCCGCAAATTCGTAATCCGCAAGAGATACTCTTCTTCTAGCATGCGGAGTGTCGATCTGTGGAGTGTCAGAATGTCTGCTAGTTTTTAAAACAGCAGTTACTTTCCCTACTTGGTCAAAGAAAGCATTTTTTCCAACAACAGATTCAAGACGAACTTTGTCTCTTAATAACGATCCCATTTGTTGAGATAGCATTTGAATGTTAGCAGAATACTGCTGTACAAATGCTGTAGTTACTTGTGATGACATATTAGTCTCCCATTGTTATCATTTATGTTAAACAATCAGAGAAGTTATCCGCCTACGCAGGCATCTCTTGGATTTTAAGTCTTTTAGACTAGAAGTCTATTCCTTCTTGCCAGTAAGGTTCTTACGAATTGTCTTACCTTTAATCCATTTATAATAATTTTCGCAGATTGGCAAGGGGTCTTGTTTCTGAAACTCTGTTCCTGTTTCTTTAACAATCCTTAAAATCTCAAGTTTAATCTCTTCATTATTAAGGTGATTATCATTTTGCATTTAACATTTCTCTCATGGTATAAACTTTTTGTACCATCTTGTCGTGATCTGGATGCGATTTATGATAATAAGGACCAGCTCTGTCATTCATAATCTGATCTATTTCAGTTTGAATATCCTCAGCTCTATCCATATTTTCAGATTCTGTAGATAATATTTTATCTTCTGACATCATGTTTGCAATCTTTGCAAAGCCTTTGATCACATCAACATTATCTCCAAGCACAGTTCCATCTGCTAGTTGAAGATGAAAAATTTCTGGTGAGAGATTAGCAGTAGCAAGTGATTTAGCTTTTGCAATATTAGAATCATAGTCTCTACCCCATTCTTGTCTAAGAACATTCTTAGCTTGAGCCTGTGTAGTTTCTGCATCAACTTTTGCTTGTTGAGTTTGTGCTTCCATATTATTTTTATAAAAATCTAAAACACCTTGAGCTTGTTTATTATTCAAACCTAACTTATGAGATGTCTCTGAAAAAATTTTAATTGCATTTTCATCCATAGGTACAGTTTCAGACTTTGCATCTAAACTATATTTATCTGAAGATTCTGGTCTACCCATTTTTACATAGGCTTCTTCCCATTGATCGTCAGTAAAATTTTTATTAGGTACAACCATCTTATCTTGTCCAATCATTCTAGTTGCATTGATATATGACTTTGCAAGTGCATCTATCTCTGTAAACTTTTCAATGTTAGGATCGTTTCTATAAACTTCACTAATAGATTCTTTCCAAGTTGATTGAGTTGGTTGTGGTGCAGGTGTGTCTGCTTTAGCAACAGTTGATTGTGTTGCTTGTGGTTGTGCTTCTGTAGTTGTCTGTTCTACAGGCACAGTTTCCTGTGTTATCTGTTCGCTTGACATTTTATTTTTCCTTTGTGAGCAGCATTTGTTTTATAAATAGAAGAACGCTGCGTTGTCCTTCCATATATGCACTTTCATGACTATCACCTTTGATGTTGGTGGTATTCATAAAATGACATCTTTTTTCAAGATCAGCCATGACCCTAGAGCCTTCATCTGAATTGAATATTGATTTGTAATCTGTTTGTAGTTGTTTTATTTTTTTTTCTAGTTCTTTTTGATCCATACTATTCTGCATTAACTAGAGCTTTTGCCTCTTCTGGCAAAGCCTTCGCTAATGGAGCTATCTTTCCTCCTGCTTCTGCTGCTTGTTGCATCTGTTGCATTTGTGCTTGTTGTTGTGCAAGTTGAGCTTGTTGTTCTCTTTCAGCATTAACTTGTGATTGTAGTTTTAAAACTTTTTGTGGAACACCAACTAAGTCTGCTACATGTTTAACTAAAGCATCAAAGTTAATATAATCAAATACTGGAGCAACATTAGAAAGTGATCCTAATATTTCCATCGCTCTTGTAATTGATGAAAGCTCTGTTCCTTTTTGTGCTTTAGCAAGTGGTGATACATATTCAATTTCAATATCTTGACCTGATAAGAAATCAGGAGCTGGAGCAAACTGATTGTTTCTTAAAAGTATTGCAAAACATCTGTCGATCATTGGTTTTAATAATTCTGATTGTAGTCTACCTAATACTGGTCCTAACAATCTCATCTTCTCTTCGTTTCTTTGTATGACCTCTGTTGCTGTCATTTGTGGTCCTTGTTGTAACAATAGTTGATCTACATAGAATACATTTCTAATTGCAGTTCTTCTTTGCTCTTCCATATTTAAACCTAGTGGATTGTTTGCACTAATGTTTAATGGTTCAATTCTATCTCTTGTACCTGATCTGTAAAAGTTAAGT